AACAATCTACATAAATACACATCCAACAAGCGAAAGTGGTAGAAATGGAAATTTGTATCCAGATCAACATCATTGGAAAGGACATTTAAGACCTCCATTAAAAGATTACATTGAAGGTGGTAAAGCGTTTCTAAATAGATGTGATGATATGTTTGTTATTCATCGACTTATAAAGCATAACGAAATGAAGTATTTTACAATGATAAATGTTGAAAAAATAAAAGATATGGATACTGGTGGCAAACATACTGAATTGGAAATGCCTATTTTATGTGAATTTAATCGTGGATTAGGTTTTGTTATAGATAGTGTAGATCCTTTAAAAGATGTAAGACCAAAAAATGTAAATATAACAAGCAAAGCAATTAACTTAGACATTTGGGACGAATTAAACACAAAAGCAAAACAATAAAAATGGAAATTAAACTATTAAGCGCAACTGCTATTTTACGCAAAACTTTATTAAAGTTAAAAATAAGTCGTGAGGAAATACAAGAAAAAAACGGACATAGAACGGACTTAATAAATTCAATGATTGAAACTGAAAACGAACTTTCGGAAGTATTAAACACTTTTTTAGTTCTGGAGAAACAAGCTCGTATTTTTTCGTCAAGTTCAAGCAGATTAGAACAATTAAATTTGGATTTAAAATTTAAAATTAAGGATTTAGAAAACGAAATTAAAGCAAATAATTTTTAATATGAAAAAATGTAAAAACTGTAAGGGAGAGTTTGTACCAATAAATTTTAATCAAAAGTATTGCTTTTCAACAGAATGCTTAAAAATATGGATTACAATAGCTAAAGATAAAGAATGGAATAAAACAAAGTTTAAATTAAAAAATAGCTTAAAGACTAATCAACAATTAATGAAATTAGCACAAGTTCATTTTAATAAATTTATAAGATTTAGAGATAAAGGAGAGAATTGCATTTCTTGTAATAAAGAAGCTAAAAAAGAAAACGCTGGGCATTATTATAGTCAAGGCGGTCATTCAGCAGTAAGATTTAACGAGGATAATGTTCATTTGCAGTGCGAACATTGCAACACTTATTTATCTGGCAATTTACTTAACTATCAAATTGGAATACAAAAGCGAATAGGTGGAGAACGATTAATTGAGTTACAATCTAAAGCGCATTTAGAAAAGAAATGGAGTAAGGATGAATTAAATGAAATTATAAAAATTTATAAAAATAAAGTAAAAAATGTTATTTATTAAGATATTTTGTTTATATTTGCATATAATTAAAAACAAAGAATATGAAAGCAACAATTGAACAACTTGAAATGATTGAAAAATTAAGATACAATTTTTGTATTAATGTAATGGATTATGGTTTTTATTCAGACGGAACAATAAGCGTTCGTTGTAATGATAATGACAAAGATATGTACCAAATACATTTAGATAAATTAGGCAAATATATAAACATAAAATATAATAAATAATTACTAACCAATAAAACCAATAAAAATGAAACACTTATTTAAAAGTTTAGCGGAATTTCAACAAGAAGTTCCAACTATTCACAAAGCGACGCAAGGTTATGGCTACACCTACGCAGATTTACCAAAAATCTTTGAAGTAATAAACCCGCTACTAAAAAAGCACGGCTTAGGGTTTACACAATTGATTCACGGCACGGACTTAATAACAATTATTTTTCACGTTGAAAGCGGTGAAACTTTAGAAAGTAAAACGTCTATTCCTCAAAACGTAGCATTAAAGGGAATGAATGATTTTCAAGTTTTGGGTTCGGCAATTACTTATTTAAGGCGTTATGCTTTGTCAAGTGCTTTAGGATTAGTTACGGACAAAGACACCGACGCTGGAGGAGAACAAACAAAAAAAGAAGAAAAAAAGCCATTAATTGATAATAAACGTTTTGAAAAAGCTTTACAAGCTATAGTTGATGGAGGTTATAGTATTGAAGAATTAAAATTGAATTTTAATTTAACTGATTTACAATTAAAAGCTATTGAATTATGAATGATATTATAAAAATTAGATGTTCTGCTATTGGTAGAATAATGACGAGTTCTAAAACAAAAGGAGAACAATTATCAAAAACTACAAAAAGTTACATACAAGAATTAGCTTTGGAAAATAAATATGGTGTTTTAAAGGAGTTTAGTTCTAAATACACAGATAAAGGTAATGAAGTAGAAAATGAATCTATAGCGCTTACGATGGATGTTTTAAATTTAGGATTTATTTATAAAAATGAAGATCATTATAGTAATGAATGGATAAAAGGTACTCCAGATGTATGCAATGATGAAGTATTGTTAGATGTTAAAAGCAGTTGGGATGCTACAACGTTTCCATTTTTTGCCAATGATGTGCCAAATAAAGATTACTATTATCAATTACAAGGTTATATGTGGCTAACGGATAAACAAACTTCATTGCTATGTTATTGTTTAATAAATACACCATTACAAATAGTTGAAGATGAGGTTAGAAGAGAACATTGGAAACAATATGCTATAGACGAAAGAAAAGAAATAAGAGATTTTGTTGAAGCAAAACATAATTTTAATCATATACCAAAAGAAAAAAAGGTAAAGGTATTTGAAATAGAAAGAGACGAAGACACAATAAATGAAATTAAAGAAAAGGTAAAATTGTGTAGAGAATATTATAACCAAATAATAGAAATAATATAAATTAAATAGTAATTAATTAAAAACAAATAAAAATGAAAGTAACAGGCAAGATCCACTTTGTTGGAGAAATTAGAACAGTAAGTGACAAGTTTAAATCAAAGGATATCGTTTTATTGACAGACGAAACATATCCACAGTACATAACAATTCAGTTAACACAAGGCAAAACTGAATTAATAAGCCAAAACAACATAGGCGAACAAGTAGAAGTTAGTATTAATTTACGAGGTCGTAAATGGGAAAGTCCAACAGGAGAAATTAAGTATTTCAATACTATCGAAGGTTGGCAAATTAACGTTGCTGCTAATGAAACTTTTAACGCTGAAAAATTCGCGAATAAAGAAGCGGACAAAATGTTTAGAAAAGATATTGTTCAAGAATTAGAAGACGAACAAGACGATTTACCTTTTTGATATGAAAGCAACATAAATTTAGAAACATGTATATAGACGATAACAATTTACGTTCTCATTTAATAAAACTATTGAAAACAAAAACACGCAATCAAATTGTAAAAGAAATTCATAATCATGGATTAAAAATGCATCAATATAGCATAGACAAATTTTTACAAGGAAAACCTGTCAGTTTAGAAACGGTAAAAAAGATTGATAACTACGTTTATCGAAATGATAAACTCCCTTATAATTATTAAGTGTGGTTTTTATTAACAATAAATTGTTTAAAAAATAATCAATTGTTTGATTAAAATTTAATTATATATTTACAAAGTGGAATGGATAAATAAAGTAGTAAAACATCATAAAGAATGGGTTAAGATAGTTAACTCGTTTGGCGAATATTTCTTTGCTGAAGATATAGTGCAGGAAACTTATTTAATGCTTTTAAAATGGAGCAGCGAAGAAAAACTATTTACCAAAGGAAACTTAAATAAAGGTTATGTTTGGCTTGCGCTTAAAAATACTTTTTTAATGAGTATAAGAAACGAAAACAAAATTCAAAAGGTTAATATTGAAAGCATAGTAATGCTTCAACAGGAACAAAATAATGAATTAAAACATGAATCGTATTCAAGGTTGCTTACTATATTAGATGACGAAGTTTCTAATTGGCATTGGTATGATCAAAAACTATTTAAACTATATAAGGACAGTGATTTGTCAATGCGCGAAATAAGTAAAGAAACAAATATATCGGTTACATCTATATTTAATACTATTAAAAATTGCAAAACTAGAATAAACGAATCAGTAGGAGAAACTTACGAAGATTATATAAATGAAGATTATGAACTAATAAAATGAAAATAGAAAAAAGTATTTTAAAGGAAATGATTTTATTTACTAAATTTAATTCTAAACAATTAAAGCAACTTAATTTTAAGTTTTGGTTGTCTTGTGAATATAAAGAATTTCCAAAAACATTTTTAGGATTAAAAATAATTAAAACAAACATACTAAAAGACGAAACAATATTATTAGGAACGGAAGAACAATTTATTAAATATAACTTATAATTATGGCAAAGAAAAAACTAACTAAAATTGACATTGAAGAAAACACAATTATCGAACCTACTGGATTAGGCGACACTATCGAAATTGTTTTAGAAAAAACGGGAATCGCAAAAGTAGCTAAATGGTTATTAGGCGAAGATTGTGGTTGCGATAAACGAAAGGAAAAACTTAATAAATTATTTTCTTATCATAGACCAAAATGTCTAACAGAAGAAGAATTTAATTATTTAAACGAAAGTAATGTTTTAGATCAAGGAACTTTTAAACCAAGTGAACAAATAGATGTGCTAAATATTTATAATAGAGTATTTAGCCAAAACAAAAAACCAGGATCATGTGCTAGTTGTTTTCGCGAAGTAGTCAATAGCTTAAATTTAGTAATAAAAGAATATAAAGAAGAAAAAGATGTCTAAAGTAGGAAGACCAAGAAACGTAGAAACACCTGATGAAATGTACGTATTATTTAATTTATACAAAACATTTATATATGAGAACCCAAGAAATAAGTACATCATAAATCAACGCACAGGCGAATTAATGATAGAACCACTAAGAGTGCCTTTAACCTTAGAAGGTTTTGAAGTATTTATTTATAAAAAATTTGGTTATTATATTGAACAATATTTTAAGAATATAAATAAAGCTTATGATGAATTTTTACCTATCTGTACGCACATACGCAAAGAGATCAGACAAGATCAAATTGAAGGTGGCATGGTTGGTCAATACAATCCATCAATTACACAGCGCTTAAACAATCTTGCTGAAAGAACTGAAACAACACACATAGAACAACCTTTATTTCCAGATGTTAGTACGGACGACAGCGATTAATAAAATATTAGCTTTAAAAAAGCGAGTTAAAATAATTCAAGGCGGAACATCTGCTGGAAAAACTTTTGGCATACTTCCTATATTAATAGATAAAGCAACTAAAACATCTAACTTAGAAATAAGTGTTGTATCTGAATCAATACCGCATTTAAGAAGAGGAGCTTTAAAAGATTTTTTAAAAGTAATGAGATGGAGCAATAGATATATTGATGATTCTTTCAATAAGTCTTTCCTTAAATATCAATTTTCTAATGGTAGTTATATAGAATTTTTTAGTGCAGATGATCCAAGCAAATTAAGAGGGGCAAGGCGTGACATTTTATACATTAATGAGTGCAACAACATTGAGTTTGAAGCATACAACGAACTATCAATTAGAACAAAGAAAGAAGTGTATTTAGATTTTAATCCTGCAAATGAGTTTTGGGTACACACTGAACTAAAAAACGAAGATGATACTGATTTTGTAATATTAACTTATAAAGACAACGAAGCACTTGATCAACGAATAATTAATGAAATAGAAAAGAATCGCTCTAAAGCAACTACAAGTAGTTATTGGGCTAACTGGTGGCGAGTCTATGGATTAGGAGAAGTAGGAATGCTAGAAGGTGTTGTGTTTACAAATTGGAAAATTATTAATAACATACCTAATGAAGCAAAGCTAATTGGTTATGGATTAGATTTTGGTTTTACTAATGATCCAACTGCGATAATAGAAATATATAATTACAATGATCAAAGAATAGTAAACGAAATTTGTTTTCAAACAGGATTAGTTAATACTGAAATAGCAAAGAAGCTTCAAAAAAACGTAATAGCTTATGCTGATAGTAGTGAGCCAAAATCAATAGAAGAAATAAGAAGAACTGGACAACAAATTAAAGGTGTTACAAAAGGCAAAGACTCAATAAATTTTGGCATACAAATTATGCAATCACAAAAATACTTGGTCACATCAAATAGTACTAATTTAATAAAAGAATTAAGAGCATATTGTTGGGATAAAGATAAAACAGGAAAGCAATTAAATAAACCAATAGACAATTATAATCATGCTATTGATGCTTTACGTTACCACGAAATGGAATCGTTAGGCAAAAGTTCTAACTTTGGTAAGTACTCAATTAAATGACACAAGAAATTACATTAGAAGAAATGACAGCAGTAGTAGAAGATTATATCTATGAACGTAAAGGAAAACGAGTTAAAATAGTATTTAATAATTTAATGATGTTTCACAGGCATTTTCAATTACTATCAAGAGCATACGATATAGCATTAGCATATAACATTAAACAAAAATCTTAATTATAATAATATGAAGTTAGAATTAAATGTGCCAACTACTTTAAATGATATTACTTTATCTAAATATCAAGAATTTTTAAAGACTAAAATAGGCACAAATGACGACACTATGTTAGCGGAAAAAATGATTCAAATTTTTTGTGACGTTAAACTTAAAGAAATAGTTAACATAAAACTTACAGACGTTCAAAAATTAGTTTTACACTTTAATGAGTTATTTTCAACAACACCAAAATTTAAACAAACATTTAAAATAAAAGATATTGAATTTGGATTTATTACAGATCTTGAAAATATAAGTTTTGGTGAATACGTAGATCTTGAAGAAAACTTAAAAAGTTGGGAGACTTATCATAAAGCAATGGCAGTAATGTATAGGCCAATTAAGCTAAAATACAAAAACACTTACGAATTATATGAATACACAGGAACAAGTGAATATTCAGATATAATGAAGTTTGCGCCACTTGATGTTGTATTAAGCTCTTCAGTTTTTTTTTGGAATTTAGGAAACGAATTACTACAAGTTACACTATCTTATTTGGAGAAGGAAATAAAGAAGAATCCGAAAATCACGGAAACTTTAGCGAAGCAACACAATTTTCCAAACAATGGGGATGGTATCAGTCAATATATGCACTCGCTCAAGGCGATGTCACAAAATTTGACGATGTTACCAGAATGGGACTACTTAAATGTTTAACATATTTAACATTTGAAAAACAAAAGAACGAAATAGAACAAAGACAACTTAAAAAGTATTTAAAATGAATGGATTTTACACAGCGATAGACAAACTTAAAGCGCACTTTGACGCAGACGCATTGGTTAATTCAGTAAGCGAAGGAGACATTTTCCAAGTTGATTTAGCTAAACAAACTATTTTTCCACTTGTTCATATAATGGTCAATTCGTGTACATTTGAAGTAAACGTTTTGCGCTTTAATATTTCTTTAATTGCAATGGACATAGTTGATATTTCAAAGAACGAAAATACAGATGTTTATTTAGGCAATGACAATACGCAAGACGCTTTAAATTCAACATTAGCAATATTAAACCGAGCATACGACATTATGTTGCATGGATCTTTAGCTTATGATTTATACCAAATAGATGGCAATCCAACTTGTGAGCCTTTTACAGAACGATTTGAAAATCTTTTATCTGGTTGGACAATGACTTTTAGTGTATTAATTGCAAATGACATGACAATTTGTTAATATGGATAAAAGCGAACAATTAAAATCATTAGAAAAATTTAGAGATTATGTTATTCAACAAGCAAGAACAAAATTAACACAGCTTAAAAAAAATAATACAAAAACTTTATATGAATCAATAAATGCTGAAACAAAAGTAATGCCTAATTCCATACGTGTTTATTTTAACATGTCAGATTATGGATTTTTTCAAGATCAAGGAGTAAAAGGAGTTGGCGGTACAAGATCAACAACAAGTAAATTTAAAAGTACTAATAACAAAGGGAAAATGTGGAGACAAAAAGCTCCAAATAGTCCGTTTAGTTTTAAAGAAGGTGTAAAACCAAGCGTAAAACATTTTAAAGAATGGAGTGCAAAAAAAGGTTTAAATGCATACGCAGTTCGTGAAAGTGTATATAGACAAGGAATAGCGCCAAGTTTATTTTTTACTACGCCATTTGAAAAAGCATTTAAGAATTTACCAGATGATTTAATAAAAGCTTATGGCTTAGAAGCCGAAGAAACATTTGACACAATAATGAAAGAAAACTTTAAAAATAATTAAAAATGGCATTACCTTCTCAAGATCACATATTTGTTCGAAGTCCGTTTATTATCGAAGTTGATGATCCAACACAAACTGGTTCAAAAGTTGAAATATTTATTTACAAGGCGAACGCCTTACCACCCGCAACACCGACTTACACGTTAAGCAAATTAATTCCAGCTTCAAACAACACGGTTACGCTTTACAATTTAAGCCCGTATATAAGGGAAAACATAACGCATCCAACAAGTCCAGATAATGCAA